TGCCGGCTTGAGCTTGTTCCACGTACCTGCCAACTTGTATCGCTCGGCAAGGCGACCCGTCGCGTTTGTCGTACGGCGCGGTCTCGTGAGCATGGCCCGTTTCGTCAAGTTGAGCACAAAGGCGGGCGCGATACCGTACGTCGGGCTCAGGAACTGTTTCAAGAGCTCTTTGGGCATCTCGACGTCTTTGGGGTCTTTTATTCCCGAAAACAGAACTGTTCCATTCTCGAAAAACTGGTACGTCCACTTGGGTTTCTTGAGTTTCAGAACCACGGCGGGCACGCCGCCGACCCCAGACTCTTTTCCACTGGTCCGAATAGACTCGCGCATGTTCGCGGGGATCGTATCGAGCCAATACGCAAGTTCCTTGAGTTCAAAATGTCTGTTGACGTGGAACATGCCGTCAATCTTTTTGTACGTCGGTGGTGCCTTCAAGAGAAGCTTGGGGGCCCATCCGCTCTTGACAATGGCAAAGAGCGCCTGTTCATGGTTTCCCGCACCAAGCACGTCGAACCCTTTATCGGATAAGACGATTGTCACGGCGCGGTACTTCGCCACAAGCTTGGTCACGCCCGCGGGCTCACCGAGCCATCGCCCGTCGCCCCACCGTATGACGGGACTTTGACCCCTGTATCCAACAATCTCCGAGAAGCCTTTGGGCTCTGACGCAAACACGAGGCGCCAGTTGGTCGGCAATTTGAAGGACACAATCTTTGCCGTGATGACGGACTTGGACAGCTTATATGCACGCTGATTATTTGTAAATATGAGCTTCCGCCGGAACATCTCCTGGATCTTTCGGGCGGCGGCCTCCTTATTCATATTGATCTACTGTGTAGGTACATTTTAATTTTCCACAAAGTCAACCCCGAAGATGAACGGTTGTGACGAGTACGAATTTCCATTCCAAATTCGAGACTCGGTTCGGACCTCTATCTCGCGCGAACTGAACGGTCCCGCGTAAAAGTCCTGGTTGAACTTGAACGTCCCGAGCATATTCTCTTTGCAGTGCTGATTGAACCGCTCCACGAAGATGCGTTGGGGCACACACAGGTCCTTGCCAAAACGCACCTTCTCCGAACACAACAAGTGCTGGAGCGCGTTTGTAACGGTCGCAATCTGGTTCTGGATCTGCTTGAAGTACCCAGGCAGAATGTTCCAGATATCCTTGTCAGCATACTTGTGTGCATAGTCCAGGTAGGCCCGGAGACACTTGCACAGGATTGCAGGCAACTCAAGCTCGAGCTTCTCGTCCAGGTGCGGATCTGCCACGTCAGGTGCAATCTGACGGCCAAAGTTGACCGTCGCCAAACGACGCAGGATCGACCCGGAGTTATCCTTCCAGTTGGGCACCTCGTTGCCGCCCAGGATCCCGGGCGTCTTCCACTGAATACTGATCGCCGACTCGCACTTGCGTGCCACGCTCACGTCCTCACCCGACACGAGCGACTGAAACTCTGCTTGCTCGAGCTGCAAGTCACCCTTGATCTCGGGACTAATGAACATGAACCCCTTGTAAATACTCGAAAGACCAAACTTCTTCTCGATATTGTTTGACAAGGTCGACACGTCTTCACACTCGTAAAACTTGCGCGCCACCTTTGTGATGAGCGTCGACTTACCCGACTGCGCGATACCCTTGAGGAACGGAATGATTTGCCATCCGTCCAACTCATTGACGTCATAGCACAAACGGCCCATGAACACGTAAATCCAGCGACACACAGACTCGTCAAACCGCTGGTAATCCAGAACCTTTTGGAAGTTGGGCGTCGCGATACGGTACCAGTCCTCGACGTCATGACACGGATCAAAAGGCAAGTCAAAGTACTTGCACGAGACGAGTTCGGGATCTAGCTCGTGAAACTCCTTGGACGTGTACTCGTAAAACGTAAACTGACGCGCCCCCGTCTCGGGGTTCCGGTTCTCGTCGATCGGCCGAGCATCCAAGAGACCATTCTCAAAGGACCAAACGTGACGATCCTTTTTGATTTCAGAAAACTGAATATCCTTGCAGTTTGTCAAGTGCCGAATCACATCATTCGCCATACCGCCTCGGTTCGTCAGATTCATCCACATCTCAGCGTTATCCTCCTTTTGAGTCTCGTCATACACAAAGTCCTTGATTTCCTTGACTGGCTTCCAGGCTCGTGTGTTCCGAATCTCTTTACAACACTGATCCTTGTATCGTCGGTACCCGTTCTTATAGGCTTGTTTCAACAAGTAAATGAGCAAGTTCTGGTACGGACTCGTCGCTTCACCGATGTCAAAATCCACGTCAGGGTTCTCAATTAGGGGCTGATTAAACATCTTGTATTCTGAATCATTTTCGATAAACTTGGTGACGACTTTCTTGTAACACTCACGGAACCGCTTGATTCGGCGCTCAAAACTCATTTTGTCTCCGTTAATATCTTCCGTCTCGGACTTTGAAATTTCCAAAAGCTCGGCACGGGCAAGCATGTAGCCGCAAATGTTCACTGTGATGCGCTTCTTCTCAAGCATGCGCTCGAGATCCTCCTTGTCGATATCGATCGGAAGACCGTACTCGTCCCGACGGGGACTCGCCGGAAGCCACTTGGTTGCCAACTTTGAATAGATTTCTTGACGTCTGTCTGTATTTTGCAAATTTAGGAACAAATTTCGCTCACAGTCGTTCAACTTGTTATGCAAATCATCAGCAGTCCACGAGTTGATTTCCTTCTGATAGACACTTCCATCTGGGACGGGAGCCTTCTTTTGTGTGGACGCCTTAGACATTGATGAAATAGCGTGAGACTTTTTTAAGCGACCGAGACCACGTCCGAAAGTCCTAATAGCGTTTAGGCATCAGACAGGGTTGGTGGGGGTGCGGGGACCATCTTGTTCAACGCAGCTGCAATCTTGACCATAATCTTATTGTGCATCTCCAAGTTCAACGCGATCTTCTCGGCGGCATCCTTCAGGCTCACCAGGGCGGTCGCGATGGTCTCGCCATCCTCCGTGGCAAGCAGACTCCCCAGAGCCTCGAACATATCCATGCCCTCGTCAAACTCCTCCATCTCCTCGTCCTCCTCGTCCTCAATCTCTTCGGGCTCCTCCTGAACAATCTTTGGTGGGGGTGCGCGTGGGCGAGACATGTGTATTATTCTTGTAGGAAAAAGGTCTTGAATATTTTCGCAGTTGATAGTAAATGCCTGGTGGCGCTCTTATGCAACTTGTCGCCTACGGCGCGTCCGACGTGTACCTGACCGGTGACCCTAAGGTGACCTTTTTCCAGACGGCGTACAAGCGTCACACCAATTTCGCCATGGAAACCGTGCAGCAGACGGTGTCCGGTGCCCTGACCCCTGGCGGTCTGACCTCCGTGACCCTGTCTCGCTCAGGCGACCTGGTCGGTGACATGTTCGTGGTCCTTCAGCCAACTCCTACAAACACGTCCAATTTGACGACGAATAACAGCGTGGCCGATATGGCATGGGTCGCCGAGCGTGCTTTTTCGTCCGTGGAGGTCTTTATCGGTGGCCAGTCTATCGATAAGCACTACCAGCTGTGGTTCCGTCTGTACGCCGAGGTGTTCCTGAATGACACGAAGAAGCAGAACTATGGAAAGCTGACCTCGTGTCCATCGCCGTCCAACTCGATCACCTCGCCAAGCTATGTCTATCTGCCTCTCATGTTCTGGTTCAATCGCAACCCGGGTCTGTACCTGCCCCTGATCTCTCTCCAGTACCACGAGGTCCGGATCGACTTTAGCATCAGCCCCCAGTACGCGAGCTACTTTGGCACGAACCCATTTGCCGTTTGGGCCAACTACGTGTACCTGGACACGACCGAGCGTGACACCTTTGCGAAGAAACCTGCCGAGTACCTGATTGAGCAGGTCCAGTACATTAACCCGGACCCAGTCGGCTCGACCAACGAGAACACGCCGAGCGTCATCCGTATGCAGTACAACCACCCCGTCAAGGAGCTTGTGTGGTGTTACCAGAACCCCGCCCCCTCCTCAAACCCCAATTCTCTCTGGAACTTTTGCTCAAGCGTTTCGAACGTGAACGTGACCGTCGACCCGTCCAAGCTGGCGGGATCCCTCGCTCCGTTCTCTCCAGCCCACGTGGGTGCTCCAGCTCTGTACGTTCCATCTCCTTTTGCGACGCCCCTGTACGTGAACGCCGCGAGTAACGTCACGACTGGAAACACCGTCTCGGTCCAGTCGAACGTTCTGACCGGAAACGTCTTCTGGGTCGAGTCTGGCATTCCCATTGCTTCGAGCAACACCGTGTACGGGCAGGAGGTTGGGCCACTTCATCAGGCGAAGATCATTCTGAACGGCACGGACCGGTTCGTGCCTCAGTACGGGAAATACTTTAACCAGTACCAGCCATACCAGTACCACTCGGGCGTTCCGTACCCGGGCATCTACGTGTACTCGTTCGCCCTCAAGCCTGAGGAGCTGCAGCCAAGTGGCACGTGCAACTTTAGCCGTATCGATATGGCGCAGATTGCCGTGAACCTAAAGACCGGTATGCCCTCCCTGAACCAGCGCATGTTTGCCGTGAACTATAACATCCTTCGTATCCAATCTGGTCTTGGCGGTGTCGCGTTCGCGAACTAAAAAACTCGTGAATTTTTTTTCTTACGTACTAGTACCAAGCGATCATGGCCGGAGGACTTATGCAGCTCGTTGCGTACGGCGCGCAGGACGTGTACCTGACGGGCCAGCCCAAGGTGACCTTTTTCCAGGCTGTGTACAAGCGCCACACCAACTTTGCTATGGAGAACATCCAGCAGACGGTGAACGGCACCCCCTCCAACGGTGGCCGTGTGTCCGTGACCATCGCCCGCAACGGCGATCTGGTCGGCGACATGTACATCCGCCTGCAGCCCACCCAGCTGGGTGCCTCTAACCTGACCTCGACCAACTCCAACTTCGATATGTGCTGGGTGGCCGAGCGCTCCGTGGCTGACATTGAGCTGACCATCGGTGGCCAGCGCATTGACAAGCACTACCAGACCTGGTGGCGCCTGTACGCCGAGCTGTTCCTCTCTGAGTCCGAGAAGATCAACTACGGCAAGATGACCTCTTCCAGCTCCGCATTCGCCGACTCCGTGAACCCCAACAGCGTGTACCTGCCCCTGCTGTTCTTCTTCAACCGCAACCCCGGCCTGTACCTGCCCCTGATCGCCCTGCAGTACCACGAGGTTCGCCTGGACTTCGACCTGACCAGCTACTTCACCAGCTACTTCGGCACCAGCGCCGTGTTCGAGGTGTGGGCCAACTACGTGTACCTGGACACTGAGGAGCGCCGCCGCTTCGCCCAGAAGGGCCACGAGTACCTGATCGAGCAGGTGCAGCACACCGGTGGCGACAGCATCACGGCCACCGCCGGCGGTCTGTCCAGCAGCCCAGCTGGTGCCCAGACCATCCGTCTGTCCTTCAACCACCCAGTGAAGGAGCTGATCTGGTGCTACACCAACACCGTGTCCACGGCGTACAACAGCCTGTGGAACTTCTCCACCAGCGCGGCCAACGTGAACGTGACCTGCTCTGCTTCCCCCTTCGCGGTCGGCGCTGCTCTGCCCCACACCATCGGTGCTCCCCGTCTGTTCGCCAACACCATGGCCCTGACCGGCACCGCCTCCGCTGGCCTGACCTCCAACATTGGCTGGGTCGAGGAGGGCTCGTCCAACGTGTCTTCCGGCACCCAGGTGGAGGTGGGTCCCCTGTACAACTTCAAGCTGGTGCTGAACGGTCAGGACCGCTTCAAGGAGCAGACCGGCAAGTACTTCAACCAGTACCAGCCATTCCTGTACCACACCGGCACCCCCTACCCCGGCATCTACGTGTACTCCTTCGCTCTGCAGCCCGAGGAGCACCAGCCAACCGGCACCTGCAACTTCTCTCGCATTGACAACGCCCAGGTGGCTATCAACATGAAGAGCGGCTACGTCTGCCCTCTGCAGAAGATGTTCGCAGTGAACTACAACATCCTGCGCATCCAGTCTGGCATGGGTGGCCTGGCCTTCTCCAACTAGACGCTCAATCAACAACCAAACAAACAAAAACTCCACACAAAAAAGTTGCACAACCTGCAACCTTTTTCTGTGCGTAAATAAATGCCCATCCTGTCCAGAAAGCAACTGATTGCTGCGTTGCACAAGGTTTCCAGCAACAAGAATGCTCTGAACAGATACTCGAACGCCAATATCCTAAAGATTGGTGGTACCGCCTCCGAGCGTGCAAGGC